GTAAAAGGTGGATATGAAAAAGCCTTATTAAGTAGTGAAGAAAAAATCCGAAAAATGGGTGAAGCCTTTGACGAAAAAATCAATCAGTTTAGAGAGCAAGTATCAACCACTGTAGAAAACTACAATAGGCAATTCCAAGCTACAAACTTAGAGATAAGCAAGAATAGAGATGAAGCAACAAAGCAAATTCAAGCAGTTAATCTAGAAATAAGTAAGAGTAGAATAGAAGCAACAAAACAAATTCAAGCATTATCTGATCGAGTTAACAACATGCAAGATATTTCTAATAATGAAACAGTTGTAGAACTTAGAGGACTTGTTAACGGTACTACAAGCAAAGTTACAGAATTGCAAGATAGCATAACAAGAGAATTTACAGCAGTTAAGAAGAAAAATGAAGATGGTTTGAGTGCTGTTAAAGCTGAATTCAAAAAAGGTGTAGATGGTTTAACTAGTAAAATCAGTTCACTTGAAGAATACAAAAATCAAGATGGCACACGAACTGAAAGCTTGAAGCAATGGGTACAACGAGATACTGCTAATCAATTAAGTAGAGAGCGAACTGAAATCAATAGAATAGTTGATGCTAAAGGTTATGTTAAAAACACAGAATTTAGTAGTAAGTTCAATGATAACGCACAAGGTATCAATAGGAAACTAGAAGCACTTGAAACGTATAAAAATCAAGATGGAGTAAGAACAGCTAACTTGCAAATTTGGACACAAAACAATACAGCTAATCAACTGACTGCTGCAAGGCGTAGTATTGAAAGTTGGGTAGATGATAAGGGGTATGCGACTAATTCTGTAGTTGAAAACAAAGTGCAAGAAACAGCGAACAGTATTTCAAGAGAAATCAGAAATATTAGAGAAAGCATTCCTACAAGTGTTGGTGGTAGAAACTATATAACTGATAGTGATAAATTAACTAATATAAATTCAGGTGGTTCGAACTGGGAAAAAACAGTTGAAAACGGAACTTTAGTTTTTACTAAAGTTAGAGTTACTGAAAGTACTGGTATTTGGACACAAATTATGCCATTTTTGAAAGATAATTTTCAAAATGAAGTATTGACATGGAGTGTAGATGTTAAGGCGAGTAAAAATATTTCTTTTAACAATGTAGGACAAGAAACTAACGGATTTAAAGGAAGAGTAGATATTACCACACAGTGGCAAAGAATATCTCATACATTTACAAATAAATACACACAACACTATGCTTTTGTGTTCTATCAAATGATAGGAACATGTTCTCCTGGAGATAAAGTTTATGTACGTTTACCTAAACTTGAAATAGGAAATGTTGCAACAGACTGGACACCAGCCCCAGAGGACAATAATGCTTTTGTTAAAAACACAGAATTTTCTAATAAATTCAATGAAAATGCTAGAGGTATTACCAACCAATTAACCGCCTTAGAAAATTACAAAAATCAAGACGGTGCAAGAGTTGCTAATATGCAAATTTGGGTGCAAAATAACACAGCTAATCAACTTACTGCTGAAAGAAGAAATATCGAAAAGTGGGTTAACGACAAAGGTTATGCAACAACTTCTGTTGTTGAGAACAAAGTGCAGGAAACAGCTAATAGTTTTAGTCGAGAAATCAGTAATGTTAGAAATAGTATTCCAACTAGTATAGGGGGAAGAAACTATATACCTAATTCTAACTTTGCTAAAGATTTAGAAAACTGGGAAATGGCTAGATTGAATAATAGTGGTCTAAATTGGCAAAAAGGACACGCAATAACTCATTTTGGAAGAGGATTGCATATTTGGGGTACACCTAACGGGGAAAGTAAAGGTTTAGGGTCTATGTTTAACTTAACAGCAAAACAAGGTGAGAAATTAACCTTATCAATGGATTTAGGAAAAGATGCATTAACTGCAAATGCTATTTTATCTATAGGTTTACATTATATTGTTGATAATAATATAGTTAACCAAGAATGGCAAACACTAGATTTAGCAACACAAAATTTTGAAGTTAAGAAATATAAACGTATTTCAAAAACATTCACAGTTAGTGCTGACATGAATAGATGTAGATTGATGATACACGCTCAAAATAATCAACTTATCAATTTTTATATTGATAATATTAAACTAGAAAAAGGAGATATCGCTACTGACTGGACACCAGCTCCTGAAGATGTAGAACAAAATGTGAATGAGTTAAACACGTGGAAACAAACTACCAATCAAACTTTAAATACAGTTACTAGCACATTAAACGATACTGTAAGGCACGCACAACTTCGAATAGGTGCTGATAAGATTGATTTTGGTTCAAATCAAGTGTTCGATGGAAGAAATCTTGCAAGTATGCTTTCTGTTAGTCCAGAGAGTATTCAAGCGATAACTGATAAATTAGTAATCACTCCAGCTAATGAGAATTTAGTTAAGCCAGAATTTAGAGAATTGGTAATTTCTAACAGTAGGGATACGTGGATTACACCGTTGATTACTGATGATAAATTACAAAATGGAGACCAATTTATCATAGAGAGTGTTGGTTCGTGGTCTGGAAGATTAACACAATCATTAAATGTCTCTATACAAATGAAATACAAAGGTGGTAATTATAGTTGGATAACGCCTCTTGTAGTAAGAAGTAATGAATATTCAACTACTAATACTTTAAAATGCCCACTAACAATAACTGGATTAACAGGTGAAATTGAAAGTTATAAAATAGGATTCTTGCAAAACGGAACTAGTAATTTTACTACAATTACTTTAAAAAATGCTAAAATCTATAAAAAAAAATCAGCAGAATTAATTGTTGATGGTTCAATTGAGGGGCGACAGATTAAAACTAAAACATTGGAAACTGACCACCATAAGGCAGGTAGTATCACTTCAGATATTATTGCTGCTAACGCTGTAAAAGTTGGGAATTTACTCGTAGATGATGCAATGATTCAAGCGTTTGTTGCTCATAAGGCTTTCATTAATAAGCTTTGGGCACAAGATGCATTTATTAAAAATCTACAAACAGTAAGTTTTGATTTCACTAGAGGAAGTGGAGCTTATATTCAATCTACTAACGGAAATATGAAATGGGATTTAAATAATAATTCTATGATATTAAAATCTAACGCTTCTATTGAGTTTAAAGAAAGTGGAAATGTTTTATTTAGACGTTTCAATGGACAAACAGCGTTTTTAAACTTTGTGAACGATAGTGTCGATAATGAATCGGCAGTTGTGTTAGGTGGGAATAAAGATAATACGTTTAATCCTAATAATAGTAGTTTTGTCGGAATGAGAGTTTTTACTAAAACAGATAGATTAGATTTTTTAGCAGATACTGTAAGTATGAGTGGAGGAGTAGAAGAAAACAATGGTTTTGTTATTGATGTGATAAATTCTAAAATTAAACCCATTAATACAACGAGTTCAGATATTTATATAGGTTCAAAAAGTGGTAGTATATATTCTTTAAGAAGAGTACTGGCTAATATTTTATGGAATATAGAACTACTACATAGTAATAAAGAAACTTCACGAGCTTATTCATATAATACGTTTGATTTTAAAGATATAGGCTTATAATATAGGAGGAAATAATAAATGGATAATCAATTACAACCAATAGACTTAATTGCACAAGAATTAAGTGAAAAAACAATGCAATTAGCTCATTATAAAGTAGCTTACAATAACTTAACTAATGAGCTAGAAGCTAAGGAGAAAGAGCTTAAAGAATTAAAAGAAGCTAAAGTAGAAGAACCAAAACAAGAGGAGGAACAATAATATGGCTTTAGAAATTTCAGTTAAACAACCTAACCCAACGGCAGGTGGTTATAAAAGCGTAAACGTATATTTTAATATGAATACTGGAGGTATTTATTTCAACGGTAATATTGAATTACCAGGAAAATTTGCAACTGCTAGTGACGCAGAGACACTAGAAGAAATTAGAAAACAAATTGCCGTTCAGATGTACACAGGAGAAGCAACTCCAGCACTAGTTGCTGAATATGCTAACTTAAATAAACAAGTTGGAATTTTAGCAGGTAATAAAGAAGATGTTACAGAACGTGAAAAAGCATTAACTAAACTATTTGCTAAGGTGAATAAAGGTAATGATAAAGTACTAATGACCTTACTTTTAGACGTGTTAGATCCTAAGACAATATCAACAAATAAAGATAAAATTATCAATGCTTTTGATTCTTACGAAGTTAACACGGATTATTCAGTAGGTGATAAGTTTAAATTTGATGGAAAACTATACGAAGTTATCGCAGAACATACAAGTGTTGTTGAGTGGGTGCCAAGTGCTGAAACGACTAAATATAAAGAAATTACATTTGAACGTACTGAAAATAAAGAACAGTTAGAAGATGATAACAACCGCTACATCACTAAATTACAACTTGATGAAGCATTAACAAAAGTAGTCCAAACAATTATGGAACAATTATCACAAGACGATGAAGGAGAAGAAGAACATGAGAATCACGGAGAAAATAGCAACAATCTATCACACAGCGAAGGGGATAATTAAGATGAAATTTAGTGTAAAACATGCAAAATTTAAACAAGATGATTATTTAGTACAAACTCATATGAGAATGGTTATTACAGAGGTTGAAACTTTAGAGCAAGTACCTAATTTTGGAAACTTACGTGAGATGGTTAGGTTAGCAGTTGAGGAGTTTAAACGAAAAGAAGCTGAATTAAAAGCAATTGAGGAAGCACCAAAAGAAGCTGTTGTAACTGCTCCAGTAAGTGAAGCACCAAAAGTGGAGGAAGCACCAAAAGAGGTAGTCACTGCAACAGCAACAGTAAGTGAAACACCAAAAGATAATACTGAATCAGAAAGAAAAGAAGAGCATGCAGAATAGCATGTTCTTCTTTTAGAGGTAGTCTAAATGACAAACTATATTTTGCAATTTATATTGCAACTTTTTACAGTAGCTATTATTCCATTAGTTAAGATTTGGTTTGACAACAGCAACAAACAAATCACAAAACAATTTGAACAGTTAAGTGATGAAGTAAAAAGCATTCAAGATAAAACGGAAAAGCAACTTGATAAAGTAAATATGGAAATAAAGAATACGCAAGATAAAGTCGATGAAGTAACCCAAATTGGACTTCAGAACAGAGATTCTAATAAAAGCATTATGTCGTATAGATTACATAATGAATTTAGTGAATCAATAGAACGAGGGTATACAACAAGCGAAGATTTATCAGAGCTAAGTGGATTATATAAAAGCTATAAAGAAATCGGTGGTAATGGTAAGATAGAATCCTTATTTAACAGATTCAAAACATTACCAATAAAAAATAGGAGGACAAATAAATGGAACAATTAGAATTTTTAAAGCCAGCGTTAGTATTTTTAATAGTAACATTACTTGGAATGTTAGGTAAATTTTTGAAAGAGTCAAAATTCTTTCCAAATGAAATGATACCAAACTTTCTAGGAGTGTTAGGAGGACTGATAGGAATTATCCTATTTAAAGATGCAACAGCGATAACACTTGGAGTTGGTGCTGTTGGTGTGCATCAAATTTACAAACAAACTGTAGGAAATAATACAACAAACAACACGGAGGATAAATAATGGTATTACTTAAAAAAATACTAGATTTTTTAAAATCTGAAGTAAACAAACTTCATGATTTTGATGGATACTACGGCAGTCAATGTGTAGACTGGATAAACTACTACTTATGGACGTTCTGGAAGATAAGACTATTCGGAAATGCTATTGACTTACTAGATAACGCTAAAGAACAAGGTTTACAGGTTATTTACAACGCACCTGGAGTAAATCCAAAGGCTGGAGATGTCTTTGTAATGGAAGTGCCTTATCATCAGTTCGGACATACTGGAGTAGTAATAGAAGACAGTGACGGATATACAATTAAGACTATTGAACAGAACATTGACGGCAATGCGGATGCTTTAACCAACGGAGGACCAGCACGATATAACGAACGTGACTTCACAGGGATTATCGGTTGGATTAGACCGCAAATTGATTATTCACAGGAGGAAACAAACATGACTTATATTGAAGATACTACTTACTTACGACAAACACCTCAAGTAGGTGTAGCACCTTATCGACAGGTTCACGCTCACTCAACTGGTAATCCAACTAGTAAGGCTAGTGGTGAAGCGACTTACATGGCAAATAAAGACCTTAACAGCGGTTTTTATACTCACGTTGTTGGGAACGGTAAAGTCTACCAAACAGCATATGTAGGACAAGGAGCTTGGGATGTTGGCGGAGAGTGGAATAATGAAACGTTCGCAGCAGTAGAGCTTATTGAAAGCCATAGGACTTATGAAGAATTCAGAGCTGACTATGAAATCTATATTCAACTGCTAAGAGATTTAGCTGTGCAAGGTGGAATTCCGACTACTCTTGACAGTAACTCACTAGAAGGAATTAAGACGCACCACTATTGCACTTATAACCAACCTAACAATTATTCTGACCATGTAGATCCTTATCCTTATTTAGCAAAATGGGGAATTAGTAAGGAGCAATTCAAGAAAGATGTTGAAACTGGTATTATTTCTAACGCACCCACTAAGGTTGAACTAGATGTGCTGGATAGCAACACAACTCTTGAAAATAGGGAGCAACCTTATTATCGCGGATACTTGAATGAAGACTACTACCTGGAAACTGAACCTAACGCTAACAGTACTGACAAAGAATTCATGGCAAAAGGTACTGAAGTGTATGTTTATGAGAAAAAGAATGGTTGGAGTAGAATTGGTTCAAATTCTAGCAATCAATGGTTAGAAGATGAATATCTAGTTGAAGCTAGTGTATTCTAGATTGATTTTAAAATATATTTGTGTTAAAATGAAAGTACCTTCGGATTAGTATTAACATATAATACTATATTCTAGAGCCCTTACTAATAAGTAGGGGCTTATTTTTTTATGCAATTTTTTAAAAAGTTTTAAAATAACTATTGACTATATATCGATTAAGTGATATACTTTAAATGTAAGTTAATAGAGGAATAAATAAAACCTCTTAAAGAAAGAAGGTTTATATATGGTTGATAAATTAATTAAAGAAATAGAAGAACTATTAAATAGTGAAATTAGTAGTTACAAAATAGCAAAAGATTCTGGAGTCTCATATTCATTGATATCTGATTACAGAAATAGTAAAAGAAAAATAGAGAATATGACACTACAAGTAGCAAATAAATTAATCAGATATACGGAGGAACTAAAAATGAGAAATTATGATAAAATGATGATAGTTGTTAATGAGTTAGTATTAGAAGAGGGAGCAACAGTGACTTACTGGACAGAAGAAAATCCTAACGACTGTACTTGTTGCTATTCAGTTGATGAGCTAAAAGCACATTTAGGAAATATGGAGGAAGATGAATACGAAAAACTAGTATTTCAAGTAGATTTTGAAGAAGATGAAGATAGATCATATCAATTTTACATGAGTGAATACAAAGCTGTATTAGACGGAGATAAATTCACTCTAGATTGTTTACATAACACAAGATAAAAAATTAAGCCCCCAAAATAAAGGGGCTTATTATCATGCGCAATTTTTGCGCAAAAAGCATTAAAATACTTATAAAAAATGTTCGTATCATAAACTTATAAAATGAATGTCAAAAGGTTGTAAATGCTATTAGAATAGCGTTTAAAGATAGTTAATAGTTTTCTATCGAATTTAAAAATTAAGTATTTTTTGATATATTCCATTATAGATAATAAT